GTCTTTCGCTTCAGCGATCAAACGATCAAATGTTTCCAGCGGCATCTTAATTCTTACATACGTATGCACATGACCTGTACTTGCTAGTTCATATGAATACTTCTTAACTTCAAGATGCTCTCTAATAGTAGTATTCTGAACAAGATGCTCTACAAATGTTCTTGTATTACGATTGTTGTTTTGAATATCTACAGTTGTTGATGAGTTAACGGTACCATTAATACGTTCTGCAAAACCTTTTACAGCAAATGCATACGCTTGTGATTCTGACGCTTGTTCAAACTTACTTTCACCCATGCCACATGCATAAGCATAGTCGTCTTTCCAAAACAAGAAACCTTCTGAACCAATTTGTTCACAATCCATGTACCAATTTGGATTGGCTTTAGTTTCTCTAACGTCTATTGTTTTCATTGAGCTACACGCACCCAAACCAAGTATTAGTGTGCCTACAGTCAATGCCTTCATTGTTGCCTTCATTTTCATAACAGCCTCTCTGTATGTGTGTTAATGTACTTATAGTATACTAAATTATACTGCATAAGTCAAGTATATTTTATTATTTTGGAAGATTTTTTTCTCCAAAATAACCAATGTATTTTTGCACCGTCTCTATTCCAATCTAAAAACTTTAAAGGAATAAAACGATACAGCAATGGAGAACGACTAATGGTGTCGTTCCACACTTCACTTGATATCCAGCCTACTCTTGATAGTCCTACACAGGCAGGATACTTGTGATTCTTAATCAGTTGTTCAATAAAATCGGACAGTAAATTACCGTTGTACGTAGAATATGTGTAAACCGATTCTTCCGATCAATAACATATTCTTGTTCCATTTAGGGTTGACATAAGTTGCATGGTAGTGTGTTGCGCCATCAGAAACACCAATTAAGTAATCTGAATTAACCATGCGATACGCAATAGTTTGTGCTTGTCGCCATTCATCTCCAATTGGAGGCTCGTCTGACTTTCCGTCACAAAACCAACTAAACTGGCATTGATGTCTAATAGGAACCATAACACGTTGATCATCTGGTAAGTCTGCGTGTTGTTTAGTTTTCCAACTTTCCTTCCAACGTGCTTGATAAACTACTTCACAAATTGAATTAGGATAGTATGTAGAGTTTACTCTGTTTAGAACTACATCACTGACAGCCGCTTTACCTGCTAGATTATCTCCTCTAGATTCATAGTAAATGTTTTGTGCCAAACAGTATTCTTGCGGGTGTGTTTCTTTTGAATATAACTCGCCAACTGTTACTGATTCCTTATCGTTCATCAGTGTCGATGCTTGAAGATGTTGTCCACTCTGCGCTGTAGATACTACTACTACAGCTAGTATTGTAAATGTAATTAATGATCGCATAATTCTTTTCATCCTTTATTTAGAGTTGTATTAACCATACTAAACATAGTACTTTAGTTGCGCCTCATCTGTGCAATTTCTGTCGCTTGTTTCTTTCCTGTCTTATCGTCATCGTCCGCGAACACAGGAACCATATTACTTTTGTGCATTGTAGCAATACCTATAAGTCTACGTTCTCCTGTGTACTGCAAAGGTTCTTTCTTAGTGCATGGTGCAAATGTATTCTTAGAAACATAACTAGGAATTTTATCTGACTCTCTAGCAATAGGAGTAGAAGTACTGCGTAAAGGTGCAATTACAGGTTTTGACTTAGGCTTATACTCGCCTCTGCAATATGCAATATAATCTTGAACAGTATCAAACTGATGACTGTGCAAATGCTTTCGACGCATTTCTTTGTTATGCTGTTTCCACTTCACAGTATATTCTTCAATTTTCTTATCTGTTAGTTTCTTCTTCTTACGCTTCGTTGTATTCAATGTGGTTAAGCCACGAGCTAGATGCATTGTCATGTTAGGCTCCTAGTGCAAAGTTAGGATCACAGGCTTGTTGCCAACGTTCAGCAATAGCTCTAGTGTGTTTACATTTACCGTGCATTGTCATACCCATACAATCACAAGTAAAGCCTTTCGATGTCCACTCAACAGTATAGTCATCACCACGACTACCTTTCACTGGCCACTGTGTGCCAACTGCCCAATGGTCTTTCATATCCATAAAGTCAGGCTTGAAATACCTAGGTCCATATTTGCTTTTCATTATGGTAACTCCTTACTTGTAATAGTGTTTACAATCATATCACTATACTTCTCATTAGTACTCCAAGGAGAAATATGAAATGCTAACCGATTGTAATCCCATATATCTAAATCATTTTGACGTTTACGCTCAATACGAAAGTTTTCGTATGCATGATGTGTGTTAAGAATATTAATAGCATCTTGTACACTAGCACATTTTGTAGGGTAAGTTTTTACACCAAACTCTGCGTTAGGTAAATCAAGTGGCTTCATTTGTGGCGTGTCTGAATCCCATGTACGAATACCAAAAAGATTGTTACCTTCTCTGGTAAACCTACTAGTACCCCAACCGCTTTCAATACCAGCCATTGCAATAATAATAGATCTCGGAACACGTTGATCACGTGGAGTTGTAAAGTTTATAAAGTCAACGCATTGCCCTACTGCGTCCATGAATGAGTTTGAATCTGCATACACGAAATCAGGTTCGTGCATACCGAGGGCGACTGCCTCTTTTAAGAACTTGTTCTCAATTTTCTTTGTATAGTCGCTTGTTACAAAACTATTTGGGTTAAATGTACCAACACCAAATGCGAATGCTACACCAGCTACTGAAATACCTGTGATAATTGCTTTACGTTTTATGCCTGTCCAATTCATTTTATGCCTTTGCTTTATTAATTATAGTAATATTATAGCACCTTTAGAAGCAAAGGTCAAGAAAAAAGGTGCCAAAATGTTGGAATTGGCACCTTTTGGGTAGTTTTATTAGAAGTTTACGTTAAATGTTAACGCAAATTCTCTATCAACTGAATTCAAGTCTGAATCTAAATCTTGCATTAAAGCAACTTGTACAGATGCTTTATCGCTTACTGGAACTGCAACGCCTAGTTCTGCATATGCGTCTTTTCTAGAAAAATCAAACAAGTCACCTTCTAATGATGAAATGTCATATCCTAGTTCTGCATAAGGAACTACTAATCCTGCATCAAATGCAGCACCAACGTATGGACTAATTCTTAACTCGTCTTTAGTAAAAGAATCGCCTACAGTATAATGTACTTCTGGAGCAGCATAAAAGGTTACACGTGGTGCTTCACCTGTTACTGAATCTGCTACAGCAGTTGTAAAAAGTTTACCGATAGTGAAACGATAGTCATCAGTTGCATCGTCGTCAATAAACTGAACTTGGCCATAAACAGTGCCAAAGTCGTGTTTGATGCCATATACATTTGCTGTATCAGCAAAGTCATAACTAGCACCAGTGCCTGCAGATAAAGTAGTTTTATCTGATGTTATGTTAATGTTCATACTGGCATCATCGAAATTGTCAGCATAAGCAATTGGTGCAATCGCCAAAGCGAAAGCAAGTGATAGTATTAGTTTTTTCATTTTTATTATTTCCTATAATTTTAAAGAACGCAAAATGCGCCCCCTTGTCCAACACTGATTTTATTTAAAGAATACATAGATAAACTTATATGCTATTTAAACTTCAGTGCCTTTAATGTCTTTAATAAAGGTGAACTTTTCAGTCTGACTGCTTAGATATTCAATAACTTTCTCAGGTGCTGTTTCACCATAAGGGTCGCTATCGGCGCCATCGCAGTTTTTGCCTGGCTCTTCAAACCATGCTTCGACTACACCGTCATTAATGACAGCCGCATATCGCCATGAACGTTGCCCAAAACCTAAATGCCGTTTGTCAACTAGCATTCCCATCATTTGTGTAAACAGTGCATTGCCATCTGGAATGACCTTTACCCTTTCTACACATTGGTCTTTGGCCCATTTGTTCATAACAAATGCGTCATTAACAGAAATGCAGTAAATTTCATCTACTCCCATTTCTTTAATCTTGTTGTAATTCTCTTCAAATCCTGGTAGCTGATATGTACTACATGTTGGTGTAAACGCTCCTGGTAAGCTGAATAATACTACTCTTTTTCCAGCAAAGTATTCGCTGCCGTCGACATCTTGCCAACGATAAGGGTTTGGTCCTTCGATGGATTCATCTCGAACTCTGGTTTTAAAAACCACGTTAGGTATTTGTACACCTTCTCTCATAGTGTGTTAGTTCCTTTAATAATATAAATTGTATTACAGATAGTATTTAATTTATTTCAATACCCTGTCTGCTAGATCTGAGTGCATTTTTAATAATATGGAAAAATTTATTGGCAGGCAAACAAGGAATCGAACCTCAGTTTACAGTTTTGGAGACTGTCGTGTTACCACTACACCATTCACCCTTTGTCAATAAAGTGCAACTTTTCTGTTGCCAGGTAAGTTGCCAACCCCGTTACCTAGTTAGACTAGGCAGCAAGAGCAAAATTATTGTTTGCGTCTATAAAGTTGCTTGATTTACGGTCATCGCCTACCGGTAACTCCACGTTCTCTCATACATCAGTCGATCCTAGTTCGCCCCCATCATAAACACATTGGGATTGTATTGTTCCACGGACGGTCTTGATACAAACATCGTCCAATGTGCTTATGGTGGAGGCGCGGGGTACCGCCCCCCGGTCCTGTCTGTCGTTGATTGGCTTCAACGTTACAGTTATATTTATACTATCATATTATTGGTTTGTCAACCAAAAAAATAGGCCCCGAAGGACCTATTTTCTAAAAATATTCTACTTATGAAGGTCGAATATCTGATGCTTGAGGACCTTTAGGTCCCTCTGCCATTTCGTAAGTAACGGCTTGATTCTCTTGTAGAGATTTATATCCGTCGCCTGAAATAGCTGAGAAATGAGCGAATACATCTTTTCCGCCGTCGTCTGGAGTAATGAAGCCAAAACCTTTGTCTGCATTAAACCATTTTACTTTTCCTGTTGCCATTTTATTTCCTTAGTTATTAATTATGCCGCCTGTCTTTCTACTTCTTTGTCTTTCACGACATGGGTAGCTGACTTCTTGCCTGTTTCTGGTCGGATAGGCTCCAACCATGAGTCCGCTATGTATGCTTTAGGTGAATCTCCAAACTGATTTTTTAATCCAGTTGCTTCAATCCACCAGTAATGATCTGTCACAGGACACATGCATGAGACACCTCTGAAATCAAAAGTATCATTCTGCTTGTACTTTCCAATGTATTCTTTCACAAGGACGATCTTGCCAATATTCTCAGGTCTAACTGAGTGTATTACTTTTGCTAAATCACCTTGATCACACTTCATATTACTTTAACCAAGCTACTCGCTTTCCTTCTTTAACACGTCGAGCGTGTTCCTTTTCTGAGCCAGGATATCGCCAAGCCCAGATTGCTACTAGCACCATTGCACCACCACTCCACATAACTGCTTTCAGATTCTCTGTAGCAAACCATGTAAAGATAATAGTTGATGCCATTACCAATATCATTAAGTACTTCCCCTTTGTAGGGAAAACACGTTTTTTATTCCAATTTGTTAAGAACTTACCAAACCAAGGATGATTATATAACCATGCCTCCATTTTAGGTGAACTCTTAGCAAAGGCCCATGCAGCAATTACTAAAAATATGCTGAATGGAATACCTGGAGTAACGATTCCAATGTAGGCTAAACCTACACAAAGGAAACCAATACCCATGTACATATATCTTTTTATTTGATTCATTAATATACCACCTTGTTATATTATATAGTGTGCAATGCTTTTTGTCAACTAGGATCTGACTGGACGGAATATACCTGTCACACGTCCTCGAGACTGTGTCCATCCGCCTTTCCAGCTATTAGTAATCGTTCCACCCGATGGATTGTTATTAGTGGCACTCGCTTTATCACTTTGGTTACCGCCAACAAAAGAATAAACTCCTGGCGACGGAACAGTGTATATAAAGTTAACGTGACTGTAGTCCCAGACTACAATGTCACCCGGTTGACCATCTGATAGTGGTATAGGAACACCACCATATAAACTTGTTTTATCTCTAAAGTCATATGCTCTAGCACTTTGCATATATTTGTAACCTGTACGTTTTAGTACCCAATTACAAAATCCTGCACACCAAGGTGTTTGATCGTCTTGCCAATATGCCGTAGCCGGAAAGCCTAACTCTGACCATAAATTAAGAATATTAGGATTTTTCCCTACAACTGCTGGCCTTGGATCTCCTCTAGGAGGAGTAAATCCTAATTCATCCCATTGATTATTATTAGCTTCTGCTAGTACTTGACTTAAGAATCCTGGAATACCATCTGCTGCCGCTGTTGAATTTGCTGCACTTGCATCAACCAAGGCTTGTTCGTTTGTTCCTAAATCATCAACACCTGCTGCTGGAGCACCTTCATACCTTACTGGTACCTGATTCTCTGCAATAGTTCCGTTGGCTTGTCCACCACCTGTTGCACCTACATCCGGTGGGTTTTCAATTGCTTCTTGTATAACTGCATTGATTGCTGCTGCCTGTGCCGGCGAAAGTATAATAGGTGGTACATATCCTTCGTTGGCCCAAACATTGGGTGATCCTGTTTCTGCTGCATTAGCGACCCAACTTCCGTGTCCGCCAGTTGCATCGTTCTTACGATGAACAGGAATATTATTAATCCAAACACTTAATGAGCCGCCTGTAGCAGGGTCACCACATTTGGTGGTATCGCCTATACGTACAGTTTGTTCGTTATTAGTAAACACATCTGGAGAACCAACTGCGTATGGTTCTTGATGAAATGGATTGGGCGTAGGACTTGCATGTCCTTTGTGCTTGTCTACATTTGTTCTTACTACTTCTGGCATGCTAGTACTTATCTAATTTGATAGTGCTATACCTGTTGTAGTCTGTGTATATTGTTTACTAATGTTATCTTCTGTTTTAGCAACACAACTTACTGCGTTTGCTTTAAGCATAAATTTGCCATCTGGTGATACACTAAACATAAATGGTGCAAGACCTAATCCTTTTTGTTGTGCAATAAGTACCATTGGCTTGTGCAATGTATAATGTGTATCAGTTTCTTCTTCTAGACGTCCTACAATTTCTTCGCCTGACGCAAGTTTAAAGGAGACATTATCGCCTACTTTGTATGGTGTTTCAATTAACATATTATTATCCTAGTGAGTGTCCAGTACCGTTATAACCTGTGTCTTCAACGTATTTGATTAATTCGTTGTAACCACCGATCTTTTCTCCGCGTACTGTGATTTGAGGGAATGTTCGTGCTGTTGGGAACTTTTCAAAGAGTTGCTCACGAGTAAAGTCTTCGTCTAATTGTTTGTAGACAAATTCAAACTGGTTCGATTCACAAAACTTCTTAGCCCTATCACAGTACGGACATGCTGGTTTTCCGTATATTTCTATCATGTTTTATCCTACGTAAATAGTTTCTTTCTTTTTATTAATTACCTTAACCATGATAGCACCAGCGTTCTTCTTGGATATTGCCGCATTGATAGCTGTGGCTTCAGTACCGTAAGTACCGTAAGTTGTCCACACTTCGAAAGGGGAATGTCTTCTAAATTGAACTCTGAACATACTATTACTTATCTAAAGTTGGAAACCTTCGAATGTCTTATCATCAACATCTTGCTTAACTCCGCCAATAATATAACTCTCGATTTCAGTCTCTTGTGGAGCAACTTGTAGCCCTGAGCTACTTAACCAATGTTGTGTCCATGGTAGAGGATTTTGTGTAATAGGACGATCATAGATTGTTTCAAGCCCTAATGCTTTAAGTCTCTTGTTAGCAATAAACTCTACGTATGCATGTAACAAGTTTGCATTAAGTCCTACAATAGAACCTTTTTCAAACAAATAGTCTGCCCAACGCTTCTCTTCTTCAACACAAGTGCGCCACATCTCATATGTATCTTGTTCACACTCTTTTGCAATCTTAATAAAGTCTGGGTCATCGTCACCTTTAGCCCAATGCTTTAAAATGTGTGTTGATAAGTTTAAGTGAGTTGCTTCGTCACGAGCAATAAGTGAAATAATCTTTGCTGATCCTTCCATCTTCTTTAACTCGCCAAATGCAAACGTACATGCAAATGAAACATAAAAACGTAAACCTTCTAAAATGTTTACAGTCATCATCGCTTTGTACAATTGCTTCTTAACTTCGTATTCGGTACCTTTACCTTTATAGAAAAAGTTTGTTGCCATTTCGTGAAACTTGTCGTACTCACGTGAAACACTTTCTGCTCTTGCAATAATTTCTTCGTCGTCTAAGATAGTATCAAATACTTCTGCTGGATCAGAATAAACATTTTTTACAATGTGTGTATATGAACGACTGTGAATAGTTTCTTGGAAGTCCCATGCTACAATACAACTTTCTAATTCTGGATTAGAACAGTAAGGCAAAAAGTTTAAACAAGGTCCACGTCCTTGCACACTGTCAAGCAGTGTCTGATACTTTAAGTTTGAAGTGAAGATATGCTTTTGTGCTTCTGTAAATTCTGCATAGTCTCCTCGATCTTTTTGTAGTGATACTTCTTCTGGTCTCCAAAAATAGCCAAGCATGGTTTGATTGAGTTTGTCATATTCCGGGTAACGGAATACGTCATAGCGTTGTGTGTTTTGATCTTCACCAAAGAACATGTACTGCTTTGTGAAGTCTACTTTATTTCTATTAAAAACTGTCTTTGCCACTGTGTGTGTTTCCTCTATATGTTACACGCTTCGCATTCTTCACCTTCAAGTTCTTCTACTGGTTGTAGATCACCGTTCATGTGTGAATGACCATTCATTTCTACTTCTGGTTCTTTAACTTCATCGTCACCTTTGAAGTCATATGTATTTTGATAATAGCTTGTTTTCCAACCTAACTTGTAAGTTGTTAACATGTCTTTCATCATTACGCTTAATGGAACTTCATTGTTCTCAAACTGCGTAGGGTTATATGACCAATTACCACTAATGGATTGATCAAAGAATTTTTGCATTACTGCTACAATGTTGATATAGCCATCGTTGTTTGGCATATCCCAAAGTAAAGTATAGAAATTCTTTAACTGACTATACTGCGGAACAACCTGTTTAAGAGGCCCCTTCTTGGACTTCTTAACGGACAAGTATCCTCTAGGTGGTTCAATACCGTTTGTGGCATTTGACACAACGGAACTACTCTCTGATGGCATCTGTGCGGACAATGTTGAGTGCCGTAAGCCGTGCCTTTGTATATCTTTGCGTAGAGAAGCCCAGTCATATTGTAGTTTTGTTTTTACAACTCCATCAATATCTTTTTTGTATGTGTCAATTGGTAATATACCGTCCGCATATTTAGTACGATCAAAGTATTTACATGCACCACGTTCTTCAGCAAGTTCGTTACTTGCGACTAACAGATAGTATTGAAATGCTTCTGTAAGTTCATGCACAAGTTGCCATGCTTTAGGATCATCATACTTAACTTTATTCTTTGCAAGATAGTGTGCAAGTCCAATATAACCAATGCCCAGTGAACGTCTTGCTTTAGTGCTAACCTCTGCTGCTTTAACAGGATAACCTTGATAGTCAATAATTTCTTCTAATGCTCTTACTGCTAGTTCACATAGCGGCTCAAGTTCTTCTAGTTTGTTAATTAAGCCTACGTTAATAGCACTAAGAATACATAATGCAATTTCGCCTTCTTCATCATCAATGTGTTGAATTGGTTTAGTTGGCAATGTAATTTCTTGACACAAGTTACTCATGTATACAGGGTCTTTGAATGAACTGTGTGTGTTACAGTGATCAACATTCATAATGTAGATACGTCCTGTTTCAGCACGTTCTTTTAACATGTTACCAAACAGTTCTTTTGCACTTATTGTTTTCTTTCTAATAGATGTTTTACGCTCTGCTTTCTCATACACATCTTTGAACAATTCGTTATCGCCTGAGTAGAAAGCGTCATAAACTTCTGGGACTTCATGTGGCGAGAAAAGAGTAATGTCTTGATTAGATAATAATCTTTCGTAAAACAATTTGTTAATTTGAATAGAATAATCTAATCTACGTACACGATTATCTTCAGTACCTTTATTATTTTTTAGTACAAGGATGTCATCAATTTCATAATGCCAAATAGGAAAATGAGTTGTTGCTGACCCGCCACGTACACCGTTCTGTGTACAGCTTCTTACTGTAGATTCATAAACTTTTAGAAATGGGATAACACCAGTGTGTGCTACTTCCCCGCCTCTGATCTTCGAGTTAATCGCTCTTGTACGACCCGAATTGATTCCGATACCTGCTCGCTGAGCGATATAATAACCAATAGCGGAATTGCTACTAAAAATACTAGGCAAAGTATCGTCAACATCAACCAATACACAACTAGCAAACTGACGGATTGGAGTACGAACTCCAGCCATGACCGGGGTTGGTATGTTGATTTTAAAAAGCGAGGTCGCGTCATAATATTTCTTTACATAACTTAATCTGGTTTCTTTAGGATAGTCTGCAAACAACGTTGCCGCAATCATCATATACATAAACTGAGGAGTTTCGTAGATGTCGCCGTTGCTTCTATCCTGACACAAATACTTATCTACAACTTGACGTAACCCTGCATAAGTAAATTCTTCGTTACGATCATGCTTTAACCAAGTATTCATTTTCTTTAATTCTACATCTGAATATTTTTCTTTGATTGCAGAATCATACACACCTCGTTCAATGTTACGATCAATTATAGTAATGAGAGAATCATGTTCGTATTTTGTATAAACTTTTTTGTGTAATCCGTACAACAACAATCTTGCTGCTGCATATTGATAATTAGGATTTTCTAACGATATAAGATCGTTTGCGCTCTTAATTAGAATCTCTTGAATTTCGTCTGATGTCATGCCGTCATAAAACTGTAAATCAGCGTTCATCTCGATCTGTGAACTACTCACTCCAGCAAGACCAGCACAAGCTTCTTCAACAACAAAGTGCATTTTATCTAAATCTAAAAGCTCTCTGCTACCGTTTCTTTTTGTGATGTGTATATCTTTGCTCATGTCTCTCTCATTTTAATTTTGTGTACAGAGGTATTTAGTTTTAGTTCCTGCGAATGCAGGATCTTAGTGGCTAAAATTTATACCGGTGAACGTTTTATAGTATTTGTTTAATTGTACAGTCAGAACGTGTGTTGAGCAAGAAGAAAATAACTTTTTCTTTGCCATTTCTAACTAAACTCCGTACTGTATGTCGAACGACAGAGATCCTGTAGCACCTGTAGCAATAGGATTCTTGTAAGACAACACCACGGTATCGGTACCACTGTCTGTGTCGTTATCACGCAGAGCAGCGGAAAATTCAAAC